CTGCCGCATTGTACAGTGGTATTTCTTTTTTTTTATAGGTGTCAATCATTTCGCATATAACACGCTTATCTAGGTTGACTATAGTGTCGGCGGTAGTTATTTGCCGGGCTATCGCGTCTATTTTACGGTCGAAATCCTCTTTAACTGCGACCGATTTCGCAACGGGAACAGTAGCAAATATACCATCATCGCAGAGTAATTTCCATATTAAGCCTTTGTTTTGATTGGATGTAAACTTTTCAGCAAGACTCATTTGAATACTATAAAAATCGTTTAATTTTTATATTATAATTTTTATATATCATTACATTTATAAATCATTACATTTATAAATCATTATTGAAATAGCGGTCACGCATTTTTTCCATCGCGGCGTCGCTTATTTTCGTATTTTTAAAGAAATTATAAGGATGTCGGTCTTGAATCATCGTAATGATGAGATAGAGCGAGTACATACCACATTCGGTATTTCCCTCTTGATGTACAAACGGCGCATTTTGGTCAAATGTCAATTCAATCGGTTTCTCTAATTTCAACGCTTGTGATATGACCCGATTAGAGAATTCTTTGACTTCTTTTGGAATTTTTGTGCCATTGCTATCAAAAAAGAAAACGAATTTCTTATTCAAATTGATGAAAAGCGATATCCAATGGGCACCGCTTTTATCATGCGGGTCGGTATTAAATATAATACCGATTTTATTAACACCATCCTTTATAAACTTTGAAATCTCGAAATTACATAAATCGTCCCAGACGCATTTATTGTCATAGAGGTGCTTATCAAAATCAATCGGCGTCGGTCCAATAAATCGAAAACACGGATAGGCATGTTCATATTGCTTCATGACTTTTTCAATATCCGTGCTATTTAACCAGGTGTTGTGATTTTCCTTCCATTTTAACGGCGATTTGGGAGCAAAAGTATAAGTCAATAATTCGTCGCTTAAGTTATTCTCCATGAATTTCTGTTTCAACCAACAGGCTTCAGTATGACACGCGTCTTTCATTTTACTTTTTAAATGAAGCCATATTTCTTTGGAATCGCTGCTTTCTATTGGCGAATCCATGTGCCGTCTGTTCCATAAATCTCTCATTTTAAAAAGCACATCTTTGCTATAACAACTGAATTTTTGCATTTCATTGTTTTTTTTCGGTGCGCATTGTGCTTTGGTGAAGGAACTTTTTTTCCCACCTTTTTTGCTGTGGCGCCTATTTTTTTTGATATATTTGCGTGAACTTCTTTTTCTAGTTCCTCCATGTGATTTTCGTTTCATTTACTACTATAAATTAATTAGATAAATCTTCTCTCATTTTATTTTAATAGTTTTTTTTGGTGGGACACCTTTTATTTTCAAATCATTTGTTTTTAAATTAATTTCCATTTTCATGGGTATAATTCTGATTTCATTCATTGATGTGTCTTGTTTGGTAATAACATAATTATCTAAACTAGCCACATTTATATTTTTACGCATCATGATGTCATTGGCTTCCGCAATAGAAGCTAATTCTAAGATGTCGTCGGTTGATAATTCGCTGGTTGTCGACACGGTGGTATCTGTGCTTTGCGTATGCTGTCCTTGTATTATATCTTTTTTATCGACCACTTCAAAATAACGGATTGAGGCATTTACAAACATCGTATGAATTTCCTTAATTTCTTTATTTGTAAAATCGGGTCCCTCAGGCTCCTTCAACATCTCTTTAAAGAGAGATACGATGCGTTTTCTATAGAATTTTATGTTCGCTGTATTATCCGGTTGCTGACATAATTTTTTTCGCTGGAGGAGATTTAAATAAAGCGGATTCGTAAAAAAGGCGAGAGAAGCACTATCCGCAATAGTCATTTTTTCCAGTGATTCGTCCGTTGTTGTGGGCGTCGGTATTGGCACGTCTGTCATTTACACTATATTATCTATTTTAAAATAGAGTGTAAAACGATTAAGATAATTCTTTTATTTGTTGCCGTGTACAGTTTTCGAAAAAATTAATACCCAAGCCTTCCGGACAGGGATTGAATTCCTCAAAATTAGGTCGGGTAAAAAGCCCCGGAAATTGCTGTTGATGATTGGTAGGCTGAATGTGTGCTTTATTATACAATTCACTGTTATTGGCCGGAACATAAGAGGACTGTCCTGCTCCGTGCTGTAAAGCATAAAACTGGTTTCTTAGCCGTGATTCATTATTAATATTCGCCGCAAAACCACTCCATGGCGCTTGGGCTGTGCCCGGATTAAAAGTCGTTTCAATCTCATAGGTCGGTATAACCTGAATAGGTGTAGTATGATTTATACGCCGGTCCACAATAGGCATCGTTGCGTATTTGGTCGATTGGGGGCGAATATCATATTGAGGTTGTAATTGACTGGATGGTATATTGCGATACGACATTCGTTGATTTAATTCTTCTGTGCGTTGATTTCCTTCCCTCATGCGTTCCATTGTATATAATTATACATTATAATATTTGCGCATCGATTTTACCCGGTGGGTGTTGTTGCGTCTTTTCCGTGTGGATGGATTTCGCGGAGTCTTTAAAAAATCTTCTAAATTAGATAAAAGTTTTTTACTAACAATCGTATCGACATTTTTTTCTGCGTCGCTTTTATTTACAACCATATAGTTGTACTGTTTCATAAAAGCTATAATCTGATTTACAAAATCGGTTTTATTCACAGGTGAATTGGTTTTACTCAGCACTCGGTCATAATAGCGGTTGGCCATCTCTTCGAAGGGTATAGATGTGCGGTAGGGTTTAATATTGATATAATAGACATTCTCTTTATCCATTAACGGGTGATAGAGGTCATCGATAAAGCATATTTCGGTATTAGCTGGTATATTTGTACAATTGATGAGGTCTGTTACGCTTTTTTCATGACTTGTGCGGTTCGGTTCAATCTGCTTACCGCGAATCTTATAGGCTGCGATAATATAATCGAATATTTTATATCCCAATTTCTTATCCATGTAGTCACTCAGCATGGTAACCCAACTTTTAGGACCTTGATTGTTCGTATAGATAAACAGTTTATAACAGGCTTTTCTCTCTCTCTTTTTATGGAGAAAGTCTATTATCTTTAATATATTAGGGCGAAAAACCTCGGGAAAGACGTCAAGCATTTCGAAAAATTTGTCATTGAATAAATTATGCCCATAATAGTTTTCCAAGGCATCCCAGAAAATCGAAATTTCTGTAAAATAGCCGAGTGTTTCATCCAAGTCAAAAACCACGATTTTTTGTATGTTGTTTTTTAACTTCATTTGTGCCGATTTCATTTGTGCCAATTGTGTATTAACATACGATAATATATTTTTCGAATAAATCAATACAGGTATTAACAGTAATAGAGTTAGTTTAAACCCATTCTTCATAACCCATTTTTTCAAGGTTTTTACAAAGGCCCATAATTTCCACATAATATATAGTTATAGTATATATATATGAAACTAACAAAGAATGATTATAAGACTATTTTGAAATTTTATAAAATAGACCCAGATACTTTATCAACTAAAGATATCAAAGCCAAAGCAGAACATTTTTTGGCTGTGAAATTATGTAAATGTATTAAAAATATCAAAGCATCGCCTTACCTGCGTCCAAAGAGTGAGAAACGGGCCATCGCGGTCTGTTATAATAGTGTTTTGAAGAAGAAAAATCTGAAAGTATTTAAATTTACCTGTAAAAAGAAGGCACAGCTATTGCCGAAAAAAGGCACACGGAAACTAGTTGTGGAAAAATTGGCCTGATACATAAGTTTGCGTAGTATTTAGTAAGATTTCTCTTTTTTATGGACGCAAAAATATAAATATATTATATAAATGGGAAAGACTAGAAGAAAAAATGTTCGACGCCCCCGCCGGACAATAAAAAAGATGAATGGTCGGAGACGCCGGACAATAAAAAAGATGAATGGTCGGAGACGCCGCCGGACGATGAAGGGAGGTTTTGACCTGTATCTTTTTAGTGAGTATGACCCGAATGATACAGCGCAAAGGGAGAAAAGAGAGGCACAAGAAAAGATAAATAAAGAGAGAGATAGCGAGAAAAGAGAGAGAGAGAGAGAGAGAGAGAGAGAATTTGCTATTTATTTAAAAAAGTATAAAAAAGAACACAGTGAAGCTGACAGGAGAGAGGACTGGAAGCAATATAAAAAAAAACTTCCAACATTGATAAATAATTATATACAAGAAAAAAATGGAAAAGAAGCCGTTCTTATTAGACCATTAACTCAAGACGAATTTATAAAAATAAAAAAACCCTTCTTTTATAATAATAAAAAGTGTAGTAATATAGAACTTCCATCTAAAACCTATTATGATAATAATGAGAATATGTATGTTAATATGTATGTTAATATTGCCGATAAGAATGAGAAGAATAATACCAAATGTATTACACCTGATAATGCTATTCGTGACCTTTGGAATGAGGAAAGAGTAAATAAAGAAGGAGAACTACAAAAATTAGCAGAACACCAACAAAAATTAGCAGAACCACAAAAAAACAAAGAAAGATGGAAAGCGTATAAAAAAAATTTTAATAATTTTGATTCTAAATGGAACGAGTTTAAGGAAGAAAAAAAATATGGAACAGAATTTACGGAAGACCAATATAACGCTTTTACAAAAAAAGCAGATGAAGATTTTGAAGAAGATATTTTGGAAGAAAAAGATATTTTGGAAGAAAAAGATATTTTGAAAGATTGGGCAGTAGATTTATGGAAAAAAGTAGGACCTAATATAAAATCGACAAATGATTTTGGCATAGAAATGTGTCTTAAATCAAGATTACTAGAAGATTATTGGTATGATGATGTTAGTAATAATATATTTTATTATACAGAAATTTATAAAAAAAGCAAACATGTATCTAACTGTACAACACGGGATGAGTTTATTCTTAATGAAATATTTAGTTTGTCAAGAAACTGGAATAGGCGGGAGCCTATTGAAGGTGTGGGGTGGGAGATTGAGTTTTCAAATCAAATAAAATCTATTTATAATGAAGAGAAAGAAAGAGAGATTAAAAAAAAGAATGAGATATATAGGAGAAAATATGAGATAGAATATAAGAATAGAAATAAAGAGAAAGAACATAATGAACATGTAGATGAACATGTAGATGAACCTGTACCTGAATCTGTAGATGAACATGTAGATGTAGCTGAACATGTAGATGAACCTGTAGCTGTAGCTGAAACTGAACGTGAAACTGATTTTTAAATAAACCTGCGTAGCAATATGTATTCCTTCTTTAGCATTATTAATATAAAATGAGAACCCTCTTCTTTATATTAATACTAACAATGGTATTCCAGCTGATGTTATTGGGCACGGCCTTTGTGAAAGGTATTCATAAGTATTTTCTCTTGCGTGAACTGAATTTAATCGAGAGATATGGTGCCGGGAGTTGGGTCGTCATCACCGGCGCTTCGAGTGGCCAAGGCTATGAGTTGGCTCTAGCATTCGCCAAGCGCGGCTTCAATCTCCTGATGATTGGGTCCAAACGCACAGATGAAACAGCAAGACAAATCAAAGCTGACTATCCCGCTATCAAGACCCGAGTGATTTATAAAGATTTTCGTATGGCTTTTCAAGATGGGTTTTTTAAAGATATTGAAGCCGCTTTTACCGAAATCGGTCCCGATTTAGCTATCCTTATCAATAATGTGGGGCATCGGGTCGGCTGGAATCCTTATCATGAGATGAAAGCGGATTATATTCGGGATGTGGTGGCGACAGGGACCCTTGTCCAAAGTCGATTGACGCATATGGCCATTCCTTATTTCTTACAAAGGGCAAACGCAGTAGGAGCAAACGCAGTAGGAGCAAACGCAGTAGATACAAAGCGAAGCGCCCTTGTCAATATAACCGCCCAGTGTATGCATCCCAATTTCTTGTTTGGCTTGACGATGTCGAATGAAATCAGTGTACCCTATTTAAGTGTCTATGAAGCAGCGAATGCGTTTGGTTTCTACCAAGGTAATTCCATCTATAAAGAGTACAAGGGCCAATTTGATATATTGAATATCACACCAGGTGCGGTGATAACGAAAAACACCGAATGTTTGAGCGATACGCTATTCAATGTCTCGAGTGAGGTGTTTGTTGCCCAGATTATGCGATTGATGGGAAATGTCCAAGGACACACCTGTGCTTATTGGGGTCACGCGCTTTCGAACTATCTCATTAATTTAATGCCACCAATGAAAGAGGGGATGCTGAATAAAGTCGGCGAAACAATTGCGGCCGATTTTATGCGTAAGGCGGAGACAGGGGATAAGTATACTATTGAGGGGAACCCCAAGGGGGAAACCCCCTAAACCCCCCTTCACCTACCTCTTGATGCCTTAAGCGGAAGCACACCTAACGGGGTTGTAGGGGCTCCGCCCCTATGCCCCTAAATACTTTAATGCCTTCAGAATAACCTCTTCTTGCTGACTCAGTTTTTGAAATAAAAGAATTTCCGACATTTTCACCTGAAAAATCATGTTCATCTTATTTTTACATTTAATATGAATATCCTCATTCACTTCTTTAATATCGCACACAATACCGCCATTCGTCAATTTAATCACTTCGGGGTTTTTTAAAGAAATCCACCGCACATAACTCCCAAATCGCAAATCATCTAAATTATTCACACAGCGATAGAGCTTCAATTGCTTATGTAATTTCTGTAATTCTTCTTTCGGCAAATTCAATTGCTGAAGGAGGTCATTCTTATGCTTCGCTATCGTGGCAAAATCCAAATCAACCACCGCTTCGTTATTATCATTATTTAAAGCATGTAAAAGGTCCTGAATGTCCATTCACTATAGTTACGCAACTATATCGATTTCGGTTTATATACTAATAACTTTATTTATATTCAATAAGGTTTTACATTCTCGTAGGCACATACCTAAGGATGCCCCGCTATGAATTGGATTCTCAGTGTCGACGGCATCTTTGATATCGTTTAATAGCTCGGAATTGGTCATGGTAAAACCATTAGGACCATCGAAATTCTTGACATATTCGACCCACTCTGGTTTGGATTTGACGACATTTAGTGCGCGTTCTATAATTTCCTCCATTGTATCTTTATATGAATATATGTTTATATGTGTATATCTTTATATAAAAAAATTGATTTAAATTTGGGTATAAAAATAACTATTATATATTAAATAATCAACAAGATGACGACTAAGACTGGACAATTTGTTTTACAAATCGTAGGAATAACCGAAGCGAAGTTGGTAAGTAGACCTTCAAAAAAATATCCCCTCGTGGATGGTCTTTCTGACATTATAAATTTAAAAGACGGCCGCGAAATGGTCGCACATACACCTTCCTATGATTGTGATGGATTAGCTGAATCAGGGTTGGATATCTTAGTGGCACCATGCCCACCTGATGAGAATGATGATGCGATTCTGGCGGCCATGAATGGTGATACTTTTACACATACTATATTCTTGTCCGTCTTTAGAGAGGTTAATAAAAATAAGGGAAAACCGAAGCCGGTCAAGTATAAAAAAAACGACGATTCTGATTCGGACTCTGATGACGACGATGATAATGAACAATTTATTGCGATTAACCCGAAAATTGCGATTGAAGTGATGGAAAGTGCGATTGAAAAGAACTTAATGGTCTTGTTGCCACCAGTGAAACAATTTAAACGAAATGTGGAAATAAAATTAGAGGGCAAAGTGGATTCGACCTTTAGTTTTGTGGGCTTTTGTACTGATGGTGTGCCGTTTATTATGGAAGTCAATAACGTGCCTTTTGCCGATTATAACCATGGCACCCGGAAAAAGCGGGAAGATGATAAATTTCGGTTTAGTTCAAAAACATCCTATTTCCCCGGGAAAAATTGTAAGAACACGGCCGAAATGGTTAAAAAAATAAAAGAATTGACAACAGTTAAAAAAGAATCTATTACGCGCTGTTTATTGGGTTATATCATTGCCCGAACCGATATCGACCGCTTTGAATTATCCGCGTATAACCATGAGTATCGAGCGGCTGTTCGAACTGCCGTGGAAAATGGTGTAGACATTGTACCACTTGTGGTCAGCTGGACCAAAGAGGGGGTGGCTTTATTTGCTACAGACCAATTGAATGTTGTTTATCCGGCGCCGTAAATATAAAAATAAAAATTATTATATATGTATAAACTAATTTTTATTTATTTCTTAATTGGATTTGTATCCGATTTTATCTTAAATTATCTCTCAGGGCAACATTATGCGCCGGACTCGATAAAAGCCTTGCGTGTCTATTTTCAGCGACAAACGATAAAAAATTCAATCATACGTGATTTGGTTTCGGCCACCTATGCGGGTTTAACGATTGTCGCAGCTATTTTACCTACGATGGGTTTAGCACAACTGATTTTTAAATTTACGCATCCACGGTCTTTGCCACAATTATACCGCTTCTTGTTGGTGGCCTTTCCCGTGGGTTATGCTATGGATGTCTTTATAGAGAAAACAGAAGTGTTTGGACCGACTTTACGGCCCTTTTATAAAATCGCAGGGGCAGGGTTTTGGGGCGCGGCAGCCTTTCTATTTTCTATTTTGATTGCTTATATAGCATTAAAAAGTATTTGAATTTTTATGATAATAAATTATTATTTTTATAACTAAGCTAATACTACGCGCGAACGAAGAGTTTGCTCATGTGCTTATGTAAACTGAAATAGGTTATGGTTGGTGTGGTTTCCAGCTGAAACAAGGCCGTTAATTCAGAGTTCAAGTGAATACATTTGCGGTCGGTCATGTCTTGTAATTTATGTTGACAAATATACTGGGTGATATAAGAAGTGACATTATTTCGGGTCGATGTACTTTCGGGTGGCAGATTCATAAAAGCACATAATGTCGGTATTAATTTTTCCTGGACATCAAATCCGATAATCTTTGATTGACGCATGGTAGGCGCTTTAACCGCAACGGAGGATTCGCGCTTCTTTGTTTCCTTTTTAACGGTTTTTTCCAATGTCCGCAATTGTTGTTGAATTTTAGTGAGATTTTGTTGGAGCAATTCAAATTGTGTTTCGATGGTTGCTGCTGCTTCGCCAGATGCGCTTGTACTAACTGTTTCACTTGGTACTGTTTCACTTGGTACTGTTTCACTTGGTACTGTTTCACTTGGCACTGTTTCACTTGGCACTGTTTCATTGTATGTAGTTGTGTCTGACATTCTTTTAATACTATAAATACATTATATTTCTAAATCAATTTTATGAAATATAATACTTTAGTGTGAGATTTCAATCTCGGGCTGACGCTGACGCGGCTTTTGTTTGAAAGGAGCCGTATTCGTTTCAGTGCGTCGTCGGGGTACAACCATCCAATCGGATTGGTCGGCCTGAGACAATTGAGGACGAGCTTGGGTCTGCTGCGCTTGGGTCTGCTGCGCTTGGTTTTGTCTTGGTTGACTCCGTTGTGCTTGTCTCTGCGGGGCTTGTGTCTGCTGCGCTTGATTCTGCGGTGCTTGATGTTGATTCTGCGGTGCTTGGCGAGGCACTTGTTGGAGTGGCTGTGCTGCTCGATAGCTACGAACTTCATTACGTGTTTCACACATTAACTTTCCGCCATTAATACCTCGCACATTCGTTGCGTGAACATCAATCTTGTTCTCGCGGTTGATAGCGCCAACAACAAATTCAACATATTCACCTTGAACTAGGTACTTGTATTGAGTTTGCTCCACCTTAATTTCGCTATGATGAACAAACATATCGCGCTCCTCATTCGTTTCGCAATCATTTAGTGTAATAAATCCATATCCAGCCTTGTTGTTAAACCACTTTACGCGTCCGCTTGTCACATCAGAAACGTTAGCGCTTTCACATGGTACCGTTTCACATGCTGCGCTTTCACATGGCACCGTTTCACATGCTACTACGGTCTCTGGCTGACATGCTGCGCTTTCACATGCTGCGCTTTCACATGCTGCGCTTTCACATACTTGAGGTAATATTGTGAACTTTGGTGCGTTAGTAGTAGTGGTTGTTGTTGTCTTGGTTGTTCCTGTCTTCTTTGAGGGTGCCATTGTATATACTCTATAAATGCTTCTATCTTTAAGTAAAAATTATAAAATATTTATAATAATTTATTTAAATTCGACAATACACTGCGTAAATAGTCGTAATTAGGTTTATCCGCAAATCCCAAATTCCGACAATAGAGAATAAATAAAACAAAATCGCCAATCGTATTACTACACCAGTCAAATTTTTGTTTTATTTCTAACACACGGGTCACGGAATTTTGATTTTGCCAACTTAACTGACCATGGTACAAAAAGAGCATGATATAACCCATCGATTCTAAATCATCACGCCGACTCGCAGTGAAACCATTATGCGTATTAATACTCATATAGCGTTGAGTGCCAACAATATGTTCATTCGTTTTTATTAAGATATGTCGGTCTTTTTCATCCAGAAAAGATTTGGCCAAACCAAAATCTATTAAATAAAGTTCACTAATCTGCTGAACGTTTGTTTTTAATAAAAAATTCGCCGGTTTTAAATCTCGATGAATAATACCACGCGCGTGAATGTGTTCGATAATGTTCAGCATCTGTCCAGCTAAATGTAGGACCACTTTTAAAGAAAGATGGTCGCCATAATTTGCGCGTAACTCTTCTACGGATTGCTCTAATAAATCCATCACGATATAATTAAATTTACCTTCGAGTCCCCACGCGTAGAGAGATGGAATAAAAGGGATTCCTTTTAATTTTTCATAGATGGTGATTTCATTTTGCCAAAGTAGCGAGTGTTCTGCGTTGAGAATTTTCGCCGCAAATGAGGTAGCCCCCCCTATGGAATTTACATCTTCACTTTCCACCGAAGGGGGGGTGTGAGGGGCTACCCCCCTTGCGGAGTATATCTTTCCAAAAGACCCCTCCCCGATTTTTTTCAACAGCTGATATTTTCCGGCAACAATAACCCGTGTCATCTACGGAGTTTGTTCTTATATTTATCGTTGCTATTTTATATTAAAATTGATTTAAACTATTAACGCTATATATTATAATAACTCCCCCCTTTGAAAAAATGGTTATTGTTTGTAATATGCCTTACCCGGTTAATGATGCGCTTATGATTGTCGATGCTTATATGCGACCCGGAATACGAATCATGTTAAGTGACTTTCAAAAATGGGCCATCAAAGCTATCGTCGATGGCGACAATGCTTTAATCACCGCGCATACCGGGTCGGGCAAAACCTTACCTGCCGAATTTGCCATCAACTATTTTGTTAAGCAAAAGAAAAAGGTAATATACGCATCGCCGATTAAAGCCTTGTCGAACCAGAAACTCTATGATATGCGCAGGAAATTCCCACATATATCCTTCGGTATCTTGACTGGTGATTGTAAAGATAATCCTGAGGCCGATGTGTTAATTATGACCACTGAAATTTTGCGTAATACCTTGCTGAATAAAAAAATCAACAAAACAAAACAATGTGACCATACTGGTGTCGCCTGTGGCTGTAATAATATCTTGCCCTTACTCTTTGAAATGGATTTTGAGAAGGACCTTGCGATGGTTGTGTTTGATGAAGTCCACTACATTAACGATGCCGAACGTGGTTCTGTCTGGGAACAAGCCATCTTACTGCTGCCGCCACAGGTCCAACTCTTAATGCTCTCCGCGACCATTGACCAGCCGGAAAATTTTGCGGGTTGGATTGAAAAAGAGAAAGGCAAACAGACCTACCTTATACCTACATCTATACGTGTGGTGCCACTCACGCACTATATGTGGCTTTCGGTGAACGAAGGTATTGTAAAAAAAGCGGCGAAAACACCTTATGAAAAGAAACTCGAGAATTTTCGCAGTTTGCCGATTGTCATTAACAACTCTGGTGGTGTTTTCCAAGAAGAAAATTATTACAAAATGAGAGATGTCACCGATTATCTCTATAAAAATAACACGCATATAAATCGCCAATTTGTCCTCGAAGACATCTTGAAGTATTTGAAAGCGAAAGAGATGTTACCGGCGATTTGTTTTGTCTTCTCTCGTAAACACGTCGAACTAGCGGCCAAAGAAATCAGTTTCAGCCTCTTTGAAAAAGACAGTGGGTTGCCAGGGTTGGTCGAACAAGAGTGTCGGCATATTTTAGCCAGAAAACTACCCAATTATCAAGAGTACTTGGATTTACCCGAGTACAAGATGATTGTCGGCTTATTGGAAAAAGGCATAGCGATACATCACGCTGGGATTATCCCCGTCTTGCGCGAAATGGTGGAGCTCCTCTTTGAAAAAGGCTTTATTCGGCTTTTAATCGCGACCGAAACCTTTGCGGTGGGTTTAAATATGCCGACCAAGACGGTTATATTTGCCGGTTTGACTAAATTTAATGGCTCGACAATGCGTTTACTCTATCCGCATGAATATACACAGATGGCCGGACGGGCAGGGCGGCGCGGCATCGATACGATTGGTCATATCTTTCATTGCGTCAATCTCTTTGAACTGCCGTCCGTAACGGAGTATAAACATATGCTGACGGGTCCACCCCAGAAATTGACCTCGAAATTTAAGATTTCCTTTAACTTGGCTTTGTCGATGCTCGATGCGAATCAAGACATGCTGACTTTTATGGAACAAAGTATGCTGTCGGCCGATATTCAGCGAGAGATTCTCGGCTGCGAAATAGAGGCCGACCGCGAAGCTGAAGTGGTCCGAAAGAAAGAAGAGCAATTGAAGTTGTGTCGGACACCTTTACTCGTATTGGAGCGCTACACTGAACTCAATACCACTATTACTTTATTGGCAAATAGTGCGAGAAAAAAAGCCCGAATTGAATTGAATTCATTAGAAGCCGCACATAAATTCCTTTTGGCTGATTTACCCAAATTAGCGGCCCTTTCGGAAGCGCAGAAGAATTATGCTTCAATACAATCTTGTAAAACAAATACTTTAAACTATATTGAAATGACAGTGAATGATATAAAAAATATAGTAGTAAAGAATGGCTTTGCGAACGCACACGTATGTACCGAGAAAGGCCGTGTTGCCGCACAACTCCAAGAAGTCCATCCCTTGGCCATGGCCGATTTGTATTTTGGTACCAACAAATTCGCTTCACTCGACGCGGCACAATTGGCCGGATTGTTTAGTTGTTTCTACCCATTGACGGTGTGTGACGAACTGCGTCGTCATCTGATAAGCGCACAATCCTCCTTATACGATATTACGCTGTATATGAAAGAACGGTTAGACCACTACCTGAAATGCGAACAAGATGCTTACTTACTGACCGGCGCCAATTATGAAATCACATACGATTTGTTGCCGTATGTGATACTGTGGTGTGATAGTTCCGATGAAGTGACCTGTAAGCAAATTATTCAAAAGGTGAAAAATGAAACGGGTATCTTTGTCGGTGAATTTGTCAAAGCCTTGTTAAAAATCAATGCGATAGCGTTAGAATTCGAACGGGTTTGTGAGTTTAGCCAGAATATGGTCTTACTCGAAAAGCTGCGTGAGATACCTCGCTTAACCTTGAAATATATTGCGACAAGTCAGTCGCTTTACTTGTAGTGTTTCTTGTGTTTGCGTGTGCGATTCTTTTTTTTATTCGTACGCTTCTTTGGCTTCCTTTGTTTATATGTACGTTTTTTTCGATGTCTCTTTATTAAAAATGGAGTAAGACATTATATATTATACAAATAAAATTGAAATATATTAATCGGTTATTAATATATTTTAAAACCCGAAACAAAATGAGCACCAAAGAAAACTGGGATGATGATTCGAGCGACGAGGAAGAAGTTTGTACGGAAAAAATGGTATATCATGAGGCCAGTTTCGTTGAGACCAAAGAAGACGAATTTGTTGACGCAAAATCTGATGAAGAAAAACCAGATGACGACGGGGCGGAGGAGCCCTATGAACAAGACGACGAGGCTGAAGACGACGAGGAACCCTTTGAAGAAGATGACTATGATGAACTAGACGCGTATGACAAGAAATTGGGCCGTTATGTGTCTTGCCGCTAAAAATAAAAAAATTAAGAAAATATAGTTTTAATTTTTTTTACACTTTTGGACATTTAAAACGCCTAACATAATTATAACTCTACTCCTCAAACTGGACTTGAACCAGCAACCTTTCGGTTAACAGCCGAACGCGCTAACCAATTGCGCCATTAAGGATTTTATTATTTATTTAATCGGGCTTTCTTTTTTCTACCCAATCATACACCGCGCCATTTATTTAAATACTTTTCGCCGACAATATTAAATCATTTGAAGTCGAATTTTTTTCGTCATTTTCGTTTCATCCAGAAAGAGATGAGCCGAAAAATACGTCTCAGTAAAATCAGCAATATCGTTCTTGTCGATGGTAATAGAGGTTAACATTTTCGTCTCAGGTAGATAGACTTTATATTTAAAGAGAGCTTTATTATCTCTCCCGCTTCCTTGCGTCTTGTTAAACACGATGCCTAAGTAGGTACGGTCAGGATTCTTTTCATACGTATCTAATAATTCCATCTCATTCTGTAATTTTCTTGCGGCTTTCGTCTTCTCATTGATACGAACAATAGAGTCAGGCTTTTGCCATTTTACCAAGAATTCTTTGGCAGCGACCGACCAAGCGACGTTTTCTTCTAAGAGCGCCAACATATTCACCACATCCACGAGCCGCCTTATGGGTGAGGTGATATGTACATAACAATCCATACCCAGCAATTCATGGGGTTTTATCTGGTCTGCTCCACCATATTCACCCATGGCCGTTTGCAAGACGCGCTTCAAGGCCGACGGCACTTTTGTATAATCGGTTTCTGTGTATTTTTGTAAGGCCGACCGGAATATACCGCGTTTTTTTGCCTTCAGATTTTTTGCGCATTCGCGGTTCATAAACAGCATACAATATTCAACCATATCATGACTATTTGCGATTTTATCCATATAGCGAGATTCATAGGTATCGTTTAATTCTCTCACGATAGTTAAGATGTTTTTATAATCTTCTCTCGCCAAGAGTTCGGCTGCTTCATAGGCATAATTTTTTTCCAGCCGAATGATGACGCTTGTATAGGTGATGCTTTGAATCAATCCATTTTTCATCGTGATATCCATGACAAAAGCCAAACGGTCTTCCTTTTCTTTCAGACTACAAATATTTTCCGAGAGTGCCGACGGTAGCATCGGATGTTTTTTCTGAGGCAGGTAAATCGTCGAAACACGGTCGGTCAAATAAGGCCACAGATTTAAATATTCGAGCATCATCGGCACATTCGCGATGTAAATACTGACCATTGTTCGCCCCTCTGGCAGGGCGCGAATGCCTATCGCGTCGTCGATATCCATACATCCAGCAGGGTCAATCGAGAGAATACGCCAAGGACGGCGGTCTTCGAACGGTATTCCATGACAATAGAGTGGAATAGGGCCCAGCGTATTTTCCCGCAGAGAACGCAAAGTAGCCGTATTCAAGTGTTTCAGACTGTCATTTAAAGCCCGACAAGTCATTTGATAGGTAATATAAGCTTCTTTATCCTCGACTTCGCCGAACGTATTGGTGAGCAGACCCAGCGGATGCTTGGTAGAAAGCCATTCTTTAACACGGAACGTAATGTATTTGTCGCCTCGCGTTTTCGTAAAACCGATATTTTTTTCTTCATAGGGCACCAGAAAGCAGGGCAAATGTTCATCGTCCGGTACGCATTTATAGAGCAATTTATCATTTGCGCTCATGCGCCCATATGTTTTTTGGCTGGTTAAAAGAACGCCACAGATGCTGTCATTGGTCCTATAAGGTGAAGAAATTAAATTGCCCATGACATCCACCTGGTCGCCATGAAATAATTTATTGGTTAATGGTGAAATAGTGATGGCCTCATTATTAACAAAGTTCCATTCGGTATAATCGCGATTGGATATATGTAAGGTGTACATGATTTACTATATACTTTTAGTTAATAATTATAATTCAATTTTATATATGTATATTTATATAGCATGAGTAATAATACTTGTACAGCTAGGCAGTTTGCTATTATAGAAGATAAAATTAAGGAGAGAATGAGTGATGATACAGCTTATTGGAAAAAAGAAAAGGAAATGAATCGACACGACATTATAAAAAAATATATTTATTATTTATTTAAATATGTAGGCAATGAATTTTGTTTTGAAAAAGGTGCGTTTGTAATAGAAGATACATATGACGCGCAATTAACTAATTTTTTGTATGAGCAAAGAGATCCGACCTATATGGTAAATCCTACGGGTTTCCTAAATACATATTTATTTAATATACCTATTGGCAAAAGTCATACAAAATATTTACCAAATGGGGGAGACCTCCATGAAATACACATGTATCATGATAATTTATTAATTCACCCAGGTTGTGTTAACGATGGAAAAAAATGTTCAGGAAAAATTCATCTTTATACAAATATCAAATGGTATCCTTTTACTCAAAAGGGAGGGAATTATTTATTTTTAAAATTAGAAGGATTTCCGACATATACGACAGACCATTTAAAACAATGGATTAAACGACATTTATTGGGTTTAAATAAAAACGTAGAGGCAATAGACTGTACGGATAATGAACTAAAAGGAGGTGGAGAGATGTCAGATGAAGAGGTTGATGTAAAGTTTGAAGAATCTGATGATATAACACCTGCTTTAAAAACCGCTATCAATGCCATGAAGGCTAATGACGACATACCAGATATAGTAAAAAAATATACTCCGGCAAATTATGATATGGAAGGCGATTATGAATTAGAAGGAGGACGGAGAAAACCCCGACGAAATATGAAGGGTGGCGTCGATTCTCCTCCTTTTTCTTTTAGTAGGAGTAATAGTAGTAGTACTCGCGCTAGTACTCGCGCTAGTACTCGCGCTAGTAGTCGTCCTACTACGTTTAATTATGATAAGGTAATGAAAGATGCTATGAGAGATTCTCTTTTTTTGACTTCAAATAAACAATGTAGCATTAGACGAGAAGATGATAAGTATAAGCACCATTTAGATGAGGGTATTAGTGCCTTTGAAAAAAACACTCAACCATTAGGAACCAACCCGTATAAAAATTATAAAAAATTTGGATTAGGTGATTCTGCTATGATAGAAACAAATGAAACATATATTAGAAAAGGTTATGAGTTTTTTATACCTAAAGAAGTGAGCGCCTATTTATTTGATGCTGCCTTTAATAAAGTAAATTTGGATTTTACTTATCAGGATGATAAGAGTATTATAATTGAACCAAAGATAAAGAAGGGTGGAAGACGTAAAAAACGTACACACAAAAAACGAACCACCAAACGCACACACAAAAAACGCACCACCAAACGTCGATGAAAAAGTTAGACATACGGCAAATCATAATAATCCGGCTCACAATCGTATTTCTTTAACAACGGAAAGAGAAAAGATGGATGTGAAAAAGACGCATAATCTTCGAAGAGCTGTTCACCTGCCGAGATATCCTTATTGGCATAACAGTGGCCGGTGAAGATGTCCGTCTTACAATTCGGCGGCGCGGCATGATTAATGTATTGGCCATCATCATTGATTAGACAGAGAAGGTCGCCCTTGCCAAAACTAGCATCCAAGAAACGTTGTTGCGCTTTGAGAGATGGCATACTTTCTAAATAGGCAATACTTTGTTGTTCATCGTATTCAAAGACGTTTTCATTTAGTTTATACGTCCAGATACAGGTTCCCGCAGGTATATCTGATAAAACAAATAGGCCTTTGCCATAATTCGGCGTCTCTCGTATTTCATAATTAATATTCATTATGTGAGTAATAATTATAGTTAAAGTTGTATTTAAACTTATTTTGTTATAAGCGTTAGCAATTCTTAAGCGTTAGCAATTCTTAAGCGTTAGCAATTCTTATCAATCAAGACGGCCTTCGCGATTTTCTTCATGATTTTGTTTTCGCTATCCAAAAAAGACTCCTTCCCTCCCATACATTGATTCATAATTTGAATATAAGTGTCGTTCAGTGGATGCGATGTATTCATACACATTGGATTCTTCTGGCTCCATGGTAACATCATGTCGCCGTTTTTCTTTGTAATGTATTTGATGGCTTTACGCAGCCTGTCGTAGGTGCTATTCTCCTTTTCCCAGATGTCGTCGGCTTTCACATACATAATCTCTCTTTTTCCATCACTGCAATGAATGGGGCGTTTGTAAATATCCATTTCATTGAGCTTCCGAATAATAATATTACTGATTCCTTCGACATAACCCAGCTTACCAACGTCTTCCAAATCGGCAAATTCTAAAGTCATCGAATTGACGAAATCCATAATGTTCATTGCGTCTTTGCATTGTTCATTCAAAAAGAACTGCATATTGAATGTTTTATTGTTACTATTATTATTGTTATGTTGTATTGTCGTTGAATTATTGGTTTTACAAACATCAATCATTTGTTTCTGAAATTCTTGATTTTGTTTTTGTAATTCATAGTTTTGTTTATGTATTTCGTTATTGTTTTTAACAATTTCAAGAACCAAATTCGTTAAATAGGATACTTCTGCCGGTGAAGCATCATTTTTAGTTGTTGGAATACATTTTTTTTTATGTTTCCATAACCCAACATTTGATTTGTATTCTTTATTACATACACTACATACAAACATTGGCGACTTTATTAATGAATTGTTAATATTTATTAACCGATTATGTTTTGGTGTACCTAAATGTTTTTTATAATCACTTTCTTTGCTTGACATATAGTCACAGCATTCGCATGTAAAAATTTTAGAGATTTTTTTATGCGAGTTTGTTTCTGGTTGAGATAATTTGATATGTTTTTTTGTTTTATTATGAACCTCTAATAAGTCCGAATTAGCACATTTTATATTACATATATTACATTCGAATACCTCTTTAGAAATATAAATAATATTATTTTTTGTAGGTATAATTTTAGGTTTTGGAAAAGGTTCTATGCTATTAAGCGTTGCATTTAATGCTATGAAATATTCTTGCTCTTTTTTTCGTGCTTCATAATGGTCTGCGCAATTGAAAAAATTAATAATTTCCATTTGCCAATTATTCCACCCCCCATTAGCGCGAATAACTTCATAAAGTTTACATTTGTGATTCGATAATTTATCATTTATACAATTTTGTTTATGCGCATGTTTTCGCTGAACAAAATTAGTAGTATGACCTACATATACATCTGTAATTATTTTATTTTTACACGTGATTTTGTAAATAATCGTATTTGAATAATCTATTTCTGTTTTGGGCATTATATTTTATTAATTTATTATTTTTATATTAAAATAATCTTATTAACTATAAGATTCATAAAAAATCTCCTAAATAGTATCGCAAAATTACTATAAAAATTAGCATCACAACATTTTTCATCAAAAAAACGGAAATGAGAGCATAATGGTCACAAGTCTAAAAAAGCAAGGTTTTTTCACAGGCCGGACGGGCCTTTTGGAAAATGGACATTTTAAAAATGTCCAAAATCGATTTCTGAAAATCAAACCTGAAAATATCGATTTTTATGATTTTCCCTAATTACATATATGTGCGTAATTATATGTAATTTCTATGTAAAGTAATAAGTTATCTTTGTAGTTAGGGCGAAAAGCACACTACCCCATAGCGTATCCAGCACGACTGCTTCTAATTTCCAGTTTTTCAAGATAGCATAATTGGTGGTTTCATAAACACCGTAAATGACCAAGCCGAGCAGAAAGGCATCTGTTAAGGACCGTTTTGGCGCAATGATGAAATAATTCAACCCAAGAATCAAGAAAATATAACAAAGAATAGCGCCAGTTACATTGAATTTAATCTTGGAACCTTGGATGGATTGCACTAATGAGTTAAAGAAATTACTGAAGAGAGAGAGATAGATGAAATCTAATCCGAGCATGGCTGCGCCGGATATCAAAATTTGCTTGAGTTTCATTCTTATATAGTTATCTAATAATTTATTTTCTCGGTAATTGGATGGAGGCCGGATGGACTTTGGACGCATCAAAAATGAGAGATTTCGATTTACTCTTACGCGTTAATTTACGCGAACGTTTGCCTTTCTTAAGCTTATATGTTTTATATACTTTGGACATATATATAACATATTTATTATAATACAGATGCGGTGGGTAAAAGCGTATTCTCTCCACTAAAGGGCAAGGGCATAGGCAAAGGCAAAGATGCGGTATCCGGCACTAGAGTCGCATCGGTTACCGGCGCGATGGTTAATGGTTCTTCTTCGACATGAGGTTGTTCCTCTTTACTTGCTTGTACTACGGTCGTCACTAAATTATGGTGTTTCACGTTTTGCGTCTGTAAGAGTTTCATCACCAGTTGCGGCAGAATGGCCACCGTATTCATATAGGTTTTATATTTAAAAGTGGCAATACTCGCTTCTTTTCCAAATTCAATGCTATACCACCAATACGCCGGTATGTATAAAATTTGCCCTTTTCTCATGCGCAAATCTAAGCATTTGATTTTATCGAAATCAGCCTTGTATTGTGTCTGAATTTGCCAAGGATTCACGGGTGAGGTGAATTCAAAGTTTTCATAATCTCTCTGTTGATACAAGTATTTTGAGCTCTTGGGCTGAGTGAGTTTCACTTTAATATCACCCTCGGTCACGAGTAGGTAATTGCGATAATTCAATTCATGTTTGAGAGGTGTCCGTGTATGCTGCGCAGCGAATGCGTAATCATAGTTACATTGTGAGACCATATATGGTCGGAGAAAAACATCATTATAACGAAAGCCTTTGATAAGGCCAGTTTCTTCTAAGAAGTCGCTGTTGTTTTCGACCAAATATTTTTGTGCTGTGTCTTCTTTGATGACCTTTAAAGCATTGCTAAAGGCGAATGGCACATATAAGTTGTTTTCGTTCTCACTCGGAGATTGCTTGACATTACGGATTTTAATATCAAAAGCGCCATAGGCGTCGAGAATGGCGGCGCGTTGGCATGATTCCAAGATGCGATTGTTTTGATACTCGAAGAGAACGGGTTGTCTTAAATCGCAAATCTCTTCGAGCTTATCTTTGGACGGATTGTCGATTTCATAAATTTCTAAATCATCGCTTGTTTTTAAATGGAAGTAGACATGGAGATAAAGAAAAAGAACTAAACAAAAAATTAGTACAATGTAGATAATATGCATTGTTTTAACTAATTTATTTACAGACTTGTTTTTATTAGGTGATACGCATCGTTTATTTATAAGTTCAAACTTCGGTGATTTGTTTTTGTGTATAGTTTTTTTCATTTTCCGCTGCTATTTCCCGGGCCTCTTCGTTCATTTCGTTCACCATTTCGCTGAAAAGGTCCCATTTGATTGACCGCCAAGCCACATTACCAGGCTTACTGCGTGGATAGGTATAATGTAAGATGATTTCGCTATTTTCTTCGTTCGTGTATGAGGTGATTTCTTTGATGACATGGTAACTGCCGATGCGCATGATGCCAATATCAAAATGGCCCAGGGTTAATAACTTGAGAATTATCCGGCGATTATAGGGATATTTCCGCAAATACTGGTAGACTTCCATATCAATCCCCCAGGTCGCTTTCTTGGTCAAGCCAAAGATACATGCGCCGTCTACCGTTTGGAAATGGAAGCACAAGATGAGCTTGTTGGCATCAATCAGTGTTTGGATGGCTTTGTAGTCGTTCGGATTCACCACATATTCTAAGCCTTCATCGGTTTCATACAATGGTTCAAGCATGACGGGCGTAGACATTCTTTTATAGTTGGCTGTTACTTTTTTATTTGGTTGATAAAAAAATAAAGGATTTCAATTTTTTATCAAATTACACCATCGATGAAGATGCCTGTATTAATTTTATGGTATTTATATTGATTATAAGCTCGTTCGTCAATGAGATTAATATGGACGATAATACGGTTTCAATCACTATTAAATTATAATATAAAGGTATGTATGTGTTATCACTATTTATACATAAAATCGTTACTAAAGCGCCGCTAAAGAATAGTTTAATAAAATTAATATACCAAATATGACCATAGTTGATAATGACATGATTGATATAATTCGTTCGGTTCATCGTGTAAA